ATTAAACGGCACCATCCGCCGCCTCACCTACTGGCCAACCCGCCTGCCCAATGACACCCTCCAAACCATCACCCAGTAATCGGCAACACTAATGACCCCACAACCCCTGCCTCCCATGACTGAAGAAATTCTCACACCCCCACAGCCCACGATGTTCCGCTTCCCGGATGAACCCACCTGGATCGCTGCAGGTTTAGCCGCTGGCATCTACGTCAAAGAGCCAGTGCTTGATGACGACGGTAACGAGACTGGAGAAGAACTCAAGCTTGTTGGCTACACCCAAAGCTATGCCTGTGATGTAATTGGTCGCATCACCCGTGGTGGCGAATGGGATGAAGAAGGTAATGTCATCACCCCACCTGAAGTACTTGATGGCTGGCACATTAACTATCGCGGTAAAGTGCCTGATGAATGGGAGCAGTATGCGGTGTGGCCTGAGAATCCCGTGAGGGTGTTTATGTAATGGCGAAAGGATTCGGCGGCAGATCTGAAGTCGATTACACGGTCGGCGCAGAGGTCATTAACGACACCAGCGCCCATACCGGGCGATTTATGCATATCGACTTTTACGAGAACACGACGATCGACGCGCTGGCATCAGAGAACTACACCGGCAACAGTCTAAACGGCGAGAGTATTCCAGCGGGTTTTCATCTCGTCGGCGTTTTTACCAGCATTAGGCTTCAGAATGGAGCCTGTATCGCGTATCGAATCTGATGGCACTTGCTAATTCCCTGAGAAAGGTTGCGAGCAAAGCCATCTCAAAGTTTGGCGGCACTGTGAGCGTCACCTTTTTGACGGCAGGTGCTTATGACACGTCTAGCGGCACGATCACGACAAGTAGCAGCAGTGAAACCGTAAAAGGCGTTTTAGAAGATGTTAATCAGCGTGATGTTAATGAACTTGTGCGTGCTGGCGACAAGCGTTTAACTGTTGCGGCGCAGGATCTGACAAGTACGCCCGAGACTGATGATCAGGTTTTGATTGGCAGCGTGACGCATCAGATTGTGCAGATTGAAACGATCGAGCAAGACAACACTGCGATTGTTTATATCCTGTCGCTAAGGGCCTGATCATGGCACGCATTATCAAGCTGAATCAGATTGCTAGTTTCATGGGCGATCAGGTTGATCAGCTTGTGCAAGCGATGACGCTTGAGGCCGAAGGTCGATTAAAAGAAGAAACACCTGTTGACACTGGAAGGCTGCGCGAAAACTGGCAAACAAAAATCGAACCAAAGCTAGGTACGATCAGCAATAACCTTCCATATGCTGAGCCCGTGATGTATGGCAAAAACTTGCCTGCATCTTGGGGCGGCAAATACCGTACACGGCAAGGCACAAAGCCAGGTTTTCCTGAGCTGATTGCAAAAGAACTTGAAGCCTATGCACGGGCAGAATATGAACGTATCAAGCGTAAAAGCTAATGGCAGCCGTAAACCTAAACACTGTTCGAGCAACAATTGAAGGCAGGCTGGCAACCGAGCTTGCGAGTTCACCTGTTATTCCTGTTGTGTTTCACAATATGGATTACAAGCCTGCGGTCAATGCGTCGTGGGTTCAATGTCTAGTAAGTTTCGGCCAAAACGAATACTTGAGCCAAGGCTTGACAGTTGATTCTCGAAATCGCATCGTAGGCTTATTGCTGCTGAACATTTTCACCCCACAAGGCGAAGGCCCTGGTGCCAACTATGTAATAGCTAAGCGTGTGCGAGACCTTTACAATAGAGTCATCGTGTCGGGGGTTTACTTCGATGCAGCCAACGGCCCATCAGTATTGGCTACGCCTGTACCCGAGGGCTATTTTCAAACTCAGGTCCGTGTGACCTTTGAATTTATCGAGGAACTCTGACCATGGCCACCATTCGAGGTGAACAAGGCTCCGTCCAATTTGATGCCGCAGGAACAACTAATGCCACTGTCGTTGGCACTCGCAGTTGGAGCCTGACCACTACGAAAGAAACGCTTGACACTTCAGTGCATGGCGACACTTTCCGTAGTTTTGTCGGCAGCATGATTTCCGGCAGCGGTACTGTCGAACTGGTTTACGATCCTGATGCAACCGGCCAAGCTGGTTTTCTTGAGGATGTGTTGACCACGGCAGATACTGCAGACGCAACCTTTGAGTTGTTTACGACTGGTAGCGTTTCCGGTACTGATTCGATCAGTTTTGCTGGCATCATTACTGACATGGAGATTAGCTCCAACGTTGGCGATCTTGTGGTTGTCAGCTGCAGCTTCACTACGAGTGGAACTATTACAGGCAACCTTGAATAATTAAGGATGCTGGACTAAACTTTAGGGCATCATGCTTTATTGTTGAATGCCAGCTCCTAAATCTCGCACAGTCGATTTGCTGGTTGAGGCGTTTGACCTTAACCAGCGTCGCAAATTTGAGCTTAAGAATGCAGCAGGCGAAGTCGTAATTGAGCTGTATTTTAAGCCGATCACCCGAGCTGATCGCAAGAAAGCGCAGACGATGGCGCAAAGCGAAGAAGCTTTGGATATCAGCACTTATATGCTTTGCCAGATGGCGGAGCTAAAGGATGGTGAAAAAGCTTTTGCCATGGCGGATGCACCCAAGCTGCAACGACAGCTGCCGGAGTCAGTGTTGAATGAGGTTGAGCTATTTCTGTTTGGCCTTGGCGGTGATGAAGACTTGAAAGAAGCAAAAAACGATTAAAGCAGGATAGCTGGCTCTTTTTTGAGTTTCATCTAGCCTGCGAGCTTGGAATGACGGTAAGCAAGCTCCGCACCGAACTTACGGATGCGGAGTTTGTGCATTTTGCTGCTTACTACGAGTTGAAGGGTGAACGCGAGAAGGATGCGATGGACCGCGCTAAACGTGGTCATCGATAAACTGAACGTATTGCAGAGCGTGCCGTGGCAGTATCCAACGTTGAGCTTAGAGTTGACGCCAGAAATGCGGTAACGCAGCTTAATCGAGCATCTGCTGCAACGAACAAGCTTGATGGTGTCGTTCGTAATATGAACGGTCGATTGCAAGATTCAAAAGGTCGTTTTGTCGCTTCTGGGAATGCAGCAAGGCGAACCGGAGGAGCGTTTAATTCTCTTGCTCAAAGTGTTAAAAGCGCAGCCATAGGATATGCATCATTTGCCACTGCGCAAAGTATTGTCAACACGGCGATTTCTCGGGAAGAGTCGGAACGACGGATACAATTACTGGCAAAAGGCTATGGAGAAGTTGAGCAGCTTTCAAAAGCAGCTGCTAATGCTTCAGTTCGTTTTGGTCAAAGTCAGACAACAGCCAATCAAGCACTTGCTGGCGTCTATGCGCGTCTAAGACCTGTTGGTACTTCTTTAGAGGAAATTGTTAGTACTTACAACGGATTTAATACTGCTGCACGGCTAAGTGGCGCGACTGCTGTTGAAGCCGAAAATGCATTTACGCAGCTTGCGCAGGCGCTTGGTTCAGGAGCTTTGCGCGGTGATGAATTTAACAGTATTTCAGAGCAAGTTCCTGGCATTCTCACTGCAATTTCAAAAGAAACCGGAGTCGCTCAAGGCAAGCTAAGAGCTTATGCGGCAGATGGAATGATTACAGCTGATATCGTCATTAGGGCCCTGCAAAGAATTGAAAAAGAAGGCGCTGATCAGCTTGAAGAAGCACTAAAAGGCCCTGAACAACAATTGAAGAATGTTACAAATAGGACTGAAGATCTTCAGGTTGCTATTGGCCGTTTAGCGCTGCCTGCTGTCTTGGCAGTTGTTGATGACTTGGCAAGCAGTGCCGAACGGTGGGCAGGGACTATTGACAATCTTTCTGTTGCATTTTCTGGTCTTTCTGCTTTCCTTAATCCAGTAATTGAAAAGCTCTCGCAAATCAACGACCTAATCAGCAATATTAATCCATTGATGCTGGCTTTAAACACTATTCCTGGACTGTCGCAAATGATGGTGGGAGAACAAAGTCAACTGCCACAGCCAATTAAAAATTTTGATCAACTTAGCGATCAACAAATTCAGCAAGCCTTAGCTCTTGCTGGGGTTAAACCTCCTGCTGTTGACTCCAAAGGAGCCAAAGTGGCAAAAGAACGTGCTGACATGTCTGAAGCGATGTTCGCTTTAGAGCAAAAACGACAATCACTAGCTTTTAGTAATAATGAATTGTTGAAAATTGAGCTTGACCGGCAGATTGAGGTTCAGCGAATTATGGAATCAAGTATGTTGCCTCGTGAAAGAACGATTGCATTGCAAGAATCAACCAATCAAGCTCTTAAGCGTGGCGCTCAAGTCTTAAAGCCAATGATTAAAGGAGTTGAAGAATTGCAGCAAGGCGCGAAAGACGCTGGCACGGCTTTTGCTGAATTGTTTATCGCAGCCGACAACAAAAAACTTGTAGAACAAGCGGCTGAAATGGGCAGGCTTTATAGCGCAATTGGCGATTCAATTCAGACTGGCATTGTTGATTCGCTAACGGCTGCCGTAGAAGGCACGAAATCGCTTGCTGATGTTGCCTCTGACACGTTAAAAAGCATTGCGAACATTCTTCTGCAATTCGGCGTTCAAACAGCTTTAGCGGGCCTTGGCGGCGGCAATCCAGCCAGTATCTTCACCAAGCTCTTTGGTGGTGGCAGAGCCTCTGGCGGCACTGTTAGCGCTGGCACGTCATACCTCGTTGGCGAGCGTGGCCCTGAGTTGTTTACGCCTGGTCGTAGCGGCAGCATTGCGCCAAACAACTCCATGGGTGGCTCTAACATTGTTGTAAATGTCGATGCTGGCGGCACCAATGCTCAAGGCAACGGTCAAAATGCAAAACAACTCGGTGCTGCAATCGGTGCAGCCGTTCAGGCTGAGCTGATTAAACAGCAACGACCCGGAGGATTGCTCGCACGCTAATGGCTACTTTTCCCGCTATTACTCCAACTTACGGCGCATCAAAGCGCAGTCAACCCAATGTGCGAATTGCACAGTTTGGCAGTGGTTATTCACAGCGCACTACTTTTGGGTTGAATCAAAATCCGAAAGCTTGGAATTTAACTTGGAACGTGTCCGAGACTGATGCTGACACCATCGAAGATTTTTTAGATGCACGTGGTGGCGTTGAGGCATTTGAGTGGACTCCATTAGATAGCGCGACTGAATATAAATGGATTTGTCGCGAATGGGAAAAATCGATTCCGTATTTGAATCGTGCCACAATTACGGCCACGTTTGAGCAGGTGTTTGAAGCATGAGCACACCACAAAAGATTCAGGAACAGCTTCAGTCGCTGGAGCCATCAGCAATTATCGAACTGTTTCAGTTGCAGCTCACGGCGGCAGTTAATGGCGTTGATTCGACGTTTTACTATCACGCCGGAACGAATGAGCTGACTGCTGATGTCGTGTTCAATGGGGTCACCTATTCGGCTTATCCGATTGAGGTTGATGGCTTTGAAGTGAGTTCGAAGGGCACGCTGCCTCGGCCATCGATGCGGATTGCCAATGCAAATAATGCAATTTCTGCATTGCTTGTGCTCTATAACCCGCTGCAGGCAAAGGTTACGCGCATTAGAACGTGCAAGAAATTTCTAGATGCCGTCAACTTCTCAGGCGGTAATCCAACAGCAGACCCAACGGCCAAGTTTGAAGACGAGATCTGGTATGTCGATCGAGTAGCAAACGAAAACCCACAGTTAGTTGAGTTTGAGCTGACAAGCAAGCTAGACCTCACCAATCTTGCGTTGCCACGGCGTCAAGTCTTAGAACATTGTCCTTGGCAATATCGCGGCTCTGAATGCGGCTACAAAGGAACGCGCTATTTCGATCTGAACGATAAGGCAACAAATGCAGCGAACGATCAATGCGCCAAGCGTTACACAAGCTGCACAAAGAGGTTTACGTCTGGTCGAATACCTTTTGGAGGATTCCCCGGTGCCAGACTTCAAATGTGAGGCTGAGGCTCATGCTGCAAAAGAATCACCGCGAGAATCGTGTGGCGTTGTGGTGGCAGGTCGTTACATACCTTGCCG